AACTGAACAGTCATCGTTCCTGATACTGTGACAGCCGTTGTGATTGGCTCAGAAAACCAATAGATGGTGTTGCCGCCAGCGTTTTCAGTAACGTCAATGGCTGTGCCGCTCGCCGTGGTCGTTGTGACTCTGGTGGTGTTGGCGACTCCCGAACGCTCAGACAGGAGCAAGTAAACTGATCCGCTTGGTGGAGTCAAAGTCGGACTAGACAGGCTCCTGAAAAATAAACTGCTCCCCACAATCAGACCTCGTAGCCCCAGACGTTCACAGTGATGCTTTGTGCCCCGGTCGTCGTCAGTCGCAGAACAAAGTCCACCGCGCCCTGCATCGGAGTCGGGTACGTCACATAAACACCGGGCTTGTTGGTCGCGGTCGGCACAAACTCGCCGTCAAACAGAGCGCCGTCGGTGTTCCGAGTGTAGGTCGTGTCGCCTGATGCACCGAACCACACAATCGCGGTGCCTGACGTTGTGCCATAGCTCTGAATTTGAAGCGAAGTGACCACGACAGCCTTGCCGCTGGCCGGAGTCCAGATTGCCGTGCCAGTCTGCGCTGTGGTCTGTTGGATTGCCTTGTACGCTGTGACCGGCACAACCCTCGTCACCTCGACATCCAGCCCCCAGGTTGCATTTGCAGGTACTAAGGTGCGAGAACCGTCGGTGCTGATCGCCAGCTTGAACAACTGAACATGCTCGCCCGTTGTCGTCACCTGATCGGTGGCGATGTCGGTGCCTGACCCGGCTGTGATTGGAACATTATCTGCCACGGTCTACCCCTTACAGTTGGAAAATCCCGCTGGCATTCCACTGGATTGAGATGTCGCCCCCGTTGGGAGTGACAGGCAACCCGGTCACACTGGTGTCAATCCACGCCACCAGACGCGAGGTGGCCGCGGAACCAGTGTCGATGTAAATCAGGATCGCCTCTGCGCTGGCCCCGGTCACGCTCGGAAACGTCACATCGTCACCGTCAAACAGACCATTCGTCACGGTCGTGTTGTTGATCGTCTGAGGCGTGCCAACCACTCCAGACACCGACGAATAGAACTCATCAGTCGATGTGTACGGATACGTTGCCGTGTCAATCAGCGCGACCTTGACCGTTCCATCGTTCAGGTCAACATTGGCCGATGCGTCAAGCAGTGCCTGCTTGTACTTTGGATAAATTGCGTTTGCCATCTCTCAACCTTTACATTGGAACTTGCGGGCCAGCACCCGCCATCGCAGGCGGCAGATCAGGAGCGCCGCCACTCATCGCGGCCACAGCGCCAGGAAGCATCTCCTGCTCATCGTCGTCGTCAACCTCGCGCACCTCAAGAATGTCTCCATTCTCATCGCGGATCGGGATGCGCTTCTTGCGCCGATTGACCGCGGCCAGCACCGACGACATCTTCTCGTCAGCATCCGCCTTGTTCATCGCCACCAGTTCACGCAACTCATCCATGTCCAGAGCCTGAGCCTGCGTGTACGCTGGCAGCGAAGTCATCAGCGCCTGGATCTGCTGGAAGTTCTGCTGCATCGTGTCAAGACGCGCCTGCGTCTCAAGTTTGGCAACGTCAATCGTCGCCTTCAGGCTGGCAATCTCTTTGTCAGTCTGAGACTCCATCGCAGCAATCCGCTCATTGCTCTGGATCTTCTCAGCCTCGAGTTGCAGTTTCGCCTGCTCAATCTGCTGCTCAGGCGTCGGCCCCTGCGGCTGCGGCGGCTGAGACATCGCCTGCTGCATCGCCGCAATCGCCTGATCAATCACGCTCTCAATCTCAGACGACACACGGAACTTCGCCAGACCCCACTGCAACAACTTCATCAGGACAGGGCCAGAGCCAGGAGTCTGCTGCGCCATCGGATAGACCTGGGAGATGTACGCCCCCATGCCCTGCAAGAACTGCACAGCAGCATCACGCTCCTCGGCCCAGTCCATCGCGGCCATCGAGTCAGCCTCGACGTTGATCCGGTACTCGGACATCTCTTCATCTTTGAGCAATTGGATCGCAGGCCCAGCCAACTGAGCATCAACCGTCCGCTCGATGTTGCTGCGCCGAATAATCGTCTCAGGCTGCCAGTGCTTGCAGATGATCTCTGCCTTGATCTTCAGCGCGTGCGAGATCCACTCAGCAATGTAGAACTGCATCAACTGCACGCGAGTCGAGCCGAATTGAGCCTTGATCTGCTGCGCTGTCGCAGTCTCCGAGGCCTTGCTGGAGCCGCGCATCACATCGGACACGCCAAGCACCTCGTAAATCTGCATCACCTTGTCCTGCCGGTATCCGCGCAGGCGCTCAATGCAGTTCACGATCTGATCAATCGGGGCAAAGTCCACCTTGCCTTTGACACCACCCGCCTCGGCAAACATCGCCCAGTTATCCACAGGGATCAACTGGTTCTCAGCGGCCTGGGAGAACATCCGACCGACAGAATCACCGGCACTCTTGTCGTACACGCCAGCGACCTTCGCCGCCCGCGTCAGCCATGTGATCCGGGTGTTGATCTCGTCCAGTTCATTGAACTGGTCCTGGGCAAAGATGTAATCCGCCCGCGGCATGAAGTTACTGGTCGTCGCATTCGCCACCAGCGGCTTTGGGCAGGGGAAGAACTCATCCAGTTGCAGCGGGTCGTCCTTGACGTCAAGAATGACCTCAGAACCCATCGCATACCAGTAGACCTTGCGGTTTTCCTTGCACCAGATCTCAAAGACCTCGGCCTTCTCCCAGGGGTCGTACTTTGGCGTCTCTTGAAGGTTGGTCGCCTTGCTGGGCCTGTTCATCGGAACAACCCGCGCAATCTCTTCCCCGAACCGCTCGACCAGTTGATCCTTGGTCATGTAAACGCGGCGAGCAACCCAGCGCACCTCATGCCATGTCCGCGCAGGCGACCAGAAGAAGTCCTCCCAGTACACATAGTCGCAGGGGGCATCCTCATGCACGATCCGCTCGCCCTCTGCCGCAGGAGACAACTCCATGCCGGTCATCGGGTCGATCACGGCCTCGATCATGTACGGCTCGGTCTTGACCTCATACCGCAGCCAGACCTGACCCATGCCGACAACCAGCCAGTCCTCGATTCCGTTCCTGATCGCGGCGTCCCAGACGCTCATGTTGTCGGAGAACGACCGATTCAGCAGACGCTGCAAGATCGTCCCTGCCACACGCGCCTGATCATCGTCAGAGTCCTGCCACGCCCTCGAGACGTCAGCCTTCGGTGGCCGCGCATACAGCATCGAGAACATGACCTTCATCGTTGACCAGAACAGGTTGACCCTGCTCTCGTCACGACCGAAATCGTCACGCTTGTCTAGATACCGATGAACGATCTTCTTCGCGTCGTCGTGAAACTTCCTCAGTTCCTGACGCGACGCGGCGATCTCGGTGCCCCACCGCTGGGCCATGCCAGCAGGGGTCGCCTTGAAATCCTCGGCACTGGTGATCTTTCCCTGCTGCTCCATTATTTGCCTTTCAATTTCCCAGCAGAAAGCAACTTTTCTCTGTAGACGTTTGCGTAATAGTCTTTCCCTCTGCAAGCAGGCGAACAATATTTCGCCGCGCCCCGAGTCAAATGTTGACGTTTTTGAAAATCAGTTCCGCACACAACGCACTTCAAGTTAAGCATTGGCATCTTGTCCCATGCGCCCTTGACGTTTTTTGCTGACTGCTTGCGCTGCTTTTCAGTTATCGCAAGTTCAGAAAAATGATGGCTGTGATGATCAAACGCACTCAGCAGTTCAAGATTCTCAATTCTGTTGTCACGTTTGTTGCCATTGATGTGATGCACATGATGGTTTTTTGGAATTTGACCGCGCTCGCGCTCCCAAACAAGCCTATGTTCGTAGACTTGTTTTTTTCCGGGTAAACAGACAACTTTGTAGTCAGTGTTCATCCAACTCTCGTGTCCGGCTGCGCCGCAGTGTCCCAGATCATGTCCAAACTGAAGGCGTAATGCGCCCCCTGCCCAGCCCTGGGCGTTGACATTGTAGCCCCGTTGTGCCCTTTTCGCATCACCGGCTTCGTTGCAAGCGACAAATACCGAAAACTGTCCGAGGCGTGGCTGTGCTGGTCGTGCTTTGGCCTGCTCCTGAACGTCTGCGTCCGCTCATCCCACTCCCGCATGTAGGCCCGTAGGTGCTCCAGGCCCTCATACGTCTGGCCCTCATCAAAGTAGCAGTGAGGCAGCACCAGACGCGCCGCCTCGATGCCATCCTGGAGGCTCATCTCCGGCACTAATTGGGGACGGATACCGTTTGCCAGAAACTGCTCGATGATCGACTTGCCCGTCTGAAGGCTTTTGGCCCGCGCATCGTGCGGAAGGTAGACCTGACCGACTTTGTACGGTCTGCTCTTGACCCAATCAATGTAATGCTGGATCGGTTGGCTGTCTGCCTCGTAAAACTCGACAATCCTGTACCCGTCGCTCGTCGTCTGCCACGCCCACCAGGAGCAAGAGTCGGTGAAACCGAGGTCAGCGACCAGATCGACAGGGTGGTTGGTGTCTACAGCGTACTCCCCAACGCGGCCCTCTTCATACGCCTGCCCGATCTGCTTTGCAAAATACGCCCCTGGGATCGCGGCGTCAAAACTGACCTCGTACTCGATCTCGTAGGTCTCAGGCGTCATCTGGATCTTGGCGTCTCTGAGTTCTTCAGCGTCCAAAATCCCCGTCTTTGATGCTGGCAACTCGAGCAGCATGTGCGTGCCAGGGTTCAGCCGCGCCTCCTCCCGGATGTTCCAGAACGCATTCTTTCCGCGGGGCGTTCCTGCGAAAATCGCCCACCCCTTGCGGTCAGACAGCGCCGGACGCAGCACCGAGTACCACGCGCTGGGCCTCATGTCCCCGAATTCGTCGCAGACCACACCGTCAAAGTACAAACCGCGCAGCGCGTCCGGGTTATCAGCGCCAGCGACATAGATCGTTGACTCGCCGCCGTGCCCGTTGTTGAGCGTCAACTTGAGTTCCGACTCATTGGGCGGCTTGCTCTGGAGGTCTTTCGTCAACTCCTTCAGGTAGCCCCACGCGACCCGCTTTGCCTGCTCCCGAAACGGGGCCAGATACGCAAACTGCGGCCTGGGTAGCGCCGTCTCGAGCGCACCGATCACCAGATCGGCGCACATCGCCACGGTCTTGCCCGCACGCCGGTGCGCCACCACAACCGCCCACCTCTTGTCACGCTTGTGCAGCGGCAAGAAACACTGGCGGGGCTGGTACTCCTGGAGTTTCACTGCTTTTCTTCTTCTTTCTTTTCTTCGTTTCGCTTGTTTCTCAGCGCATTGACCGTCAATCCGGTCAAACCGCCACCCGCAATCATCGCCAGCAAGCGCGGGTCTGCACGGCCAAGAAGGTCATTCTCATTGATTCTCGCGGGGTCGAAGGCGGCAAAGCGGGAGCGGACTGAAGAAGGATCCAAACGATAAGACTGCGCTCCTAAGTGCTCAAAAGCAGGCCTGTCAGACTGCACCATAAGCGGAATTACCATCCCGCTTTCATCACCATTTTTGAAAGCGTACCTATTTGCGACGGAAGGAGCCAGAGAAGCAAAAACATCCCTGACAGGGATCTGAAAATCAGTGTCAGTGCCATGAAATGCAGGCGTATCAAACCCCATCGCCCGCGCACGATCCATCGCCGTGTTGTTCTCCGGCAACCCCAGCATCTTCACCGCATTGATTCGCGCAGTCTCTAACGCCTCATCGCGGGGAGCCTTTCTCAATGCCTTGCTCGCCGCCCTGGCCGCACCCCCAGCCACCGGAACCATCCCGGCCGCGCCCAGCACCATGCCCAAAGTGTCGCCCTCGCGTCTGGCTCGCTCGAAGTCCCTCGCGGACAGCGCCGTGCCCACCCCCGGCACAAAGCCCGCCCCGATGTCCACAGCCACATCGCCCAGGTCTGCGTCCGCAGGCGTGTCCAGGCTCACCATCCGGCGGCCTCTGTCACGCAGGGCTTGGATGGCGGTGGTCATGTCCATGATGTTTTCTCAACATTGAATTGGGGAATGGGAGAGAAGGGGGGAGAGGCTCCAGCACCAGCAGGCCACCCCCCCGCCGACTCGACAGGGGGTGGGGGGGTCGGTCGCCAGCCCGCGGCATCGAGAGGGGGGGGGGGGAGGGGGCCATGCCTCGATGCCTCTCAGGCTTGCGTACAGGCCCGCTACGCGCTTGGCGCAGTAGGGCCGCTGGGTATGGTGCTGCCTGCATCAGCAGCGCCCTGTAGGCCCTCTGATGCTGCCGCCCCTACCGCGGGCACAGGCTCTGCCTGCTGTGCCGGATCGACAATCCGGTACATGCCGTCTGCTTCCGGTTGCAGATCAATGACTTGCGGCTGCTTGGCCTGAACTTGTGCCGCTGCTGGGCCAACCTGACGCCCAGAAAGCCAGCCCAACTCCAGTCGGATGCCGCCGTTGACGTTGGCGTTGACGGTCAGCGGCAGCGCCTTGCTGACCATGCCCGCGAAGATCTGGCGATCCTGCACGCCGCCGTTGGCCCGGTCGATGAGCCAGCCTGCGAGGCCGCGAGGATGGCAGCCCTGCGCGGCCATCTCGATGGCCTCCTTGATCGTCCTGGTGACCTTGCTGGTCGCGCCCTTCTGCCGCCCCGCAGGCAACTCCCTGCCGTCTGGCGTCCGCATCACCGCCCGTTTCTTAACAGGCTCTAAGTTCGAG